TTATTATATAAATATATGTTAATATCCACAAACAAAAAATCCACCATAAAGGTGGACTTTTTGAAAGTTTCCTTTGAGACTCTATTATAGAGTGATTCCAGTAAGAACTCTGTCATCAAGGATCATACGACCTTCTTCAAGAGAACCGTAGTATCCAATTTTTTGCTGACGAATACTGTACTGATCATCTGCCAAGAGAGTAAACTCGGATCCTGTTTCAGAATCAAGAGCAACCGCACGGAATAAAGATTCACGTGAGCGATCAAGACCGATAACTAAATCTGTTCCAGCTCCACCAAGACCTGTCCATACGTTTGTGAACTTCTGATCTAGGCCAAGCTCGTTGATTTCCATGATGGAAATACCGTAGAACTCAGGAATACCAGCGTTTTGATAAATCGCGTTACGCATTTCATCGGTAGCAGCAATGCCATCAGTTCCATTACCAGCAACTGGGCCAGTGTTAGTATTAATAGGATTGTAAGCCATCGCACGAAGACCTTGAACAGCCTCAGGACTCATGATCATATCAGTGATTCCTTTGATTCGGCCTTCTGGAGTTCCACCTGTCCATGCAGTGTTGATTCGTTTTGCTTTAGTTAAAAGCTTATTGAAATCATCAAGGACCAATGTGTTTCCATTAGCTGTTTGAGTGTGAACTACACCATTTGTTCTAGCAGCAAATAATGCTCCTAATATCAAGTTTGCAGAAGTAGATTCTTGACGAAGAAGAATTTCTTGAGCAATACGAGTAAATGATTTACCAACAACGTCTAAACGAGACTTAGCAGCGTAGCGTTTGTCGAAATCAACAGCGCTATCAAGACGATAAGTCGTGAACTTCATTTCTGAAGCGGTTGGTGTTACAGTATTGGTTGGAAGACCACCAGGAACTGATGTGCTGTAAACCTTTACGTAATCTGGAGCAGTAACATCATAGTAAAGATCCAAAGGGATACTAGGACTGTCCATATCGTTAAACTGGAAGTTTGTGAATAAGTTACTAATCGTAGGAGCTTGGTTTACAACCTCGGCCAAAACTGGTCCGATGAATTCTGCCAACGCCATTTGTGCTTCATAAGCAACTTCGCGATTTCGTGAAGCCATAGCCTTTACGAGCTCGACTTGTTCTTCTGTTCTCTTAAGTGTAATTTTCATTTTTTTTGATACTCTCTAGTTAAAGATTAAAGGTCGATATTGATAATAAGATATCCGCCTGTTCCAGTGGCAGCTGATCCATCTCCAGCAAAATAATCATTTGAAGATAGTTCGCCAGCAGCAAGGTCGCGATTGCCAACAGCAACAACGTATCCAATAGGATCAGTGTAACCGGCAAGTGCAACATTTGAAAACTTTCCTTCGTTGCCAGTTCCTCCTACATAAAGAGGTTCACCTTCTACATAAGTTAGGGCAGTGTCAAAAGCATTTTCACCTATAGTGATAATACCCTTTGATAATACCGGAACTGCTTGACCAGGAAGAACGCCTGCGCTCTCAATAAGTTTTTGCTTGTAATAAAGCATTTTTTCTCCATTCTCGTCGTATGCAAGAGTTTCATTTAAAGTTACTCCAATTGGGCGAGCTGCTCCTGCACCATGCTTACTGATTTTACCAAAAGCTTCAGGGTAAGCGTTTCCACCAACATGAGGGTAATCGGTTGTACCAAGGTATGCGTTAAGGTCTGAGTTACCTTTCCCGGCATTTGCACCAGTTCCACTGTATCCTGCTCCAATGTCAGATCCGTTATCAACATCAATTTTTACAATCAATCCTGCATCATGGGCATCGGAATTAGCGTGAGTATTTTTAGTTACATCGGTAAGTGTAAGTTCACTGGTTTTAAGTGCGAACAAATTAATTACAAAATGTTCGTTGTATTGTCTGAATGGAAGTAGTCTATTAGCCATTTTATTTTTCCTCTATTTTAGTATTGAATGTTTACGTTGTCCTTCGAGAAAGCTTGTTTAAATTTCTCCCTTAAAGTTAGTTGGTCTTGAGTTGCATCGCCATTATTGTTGGCAACCACCTCTTCTTCGATTTCTGCATTTTCGATAGCTTCTTCAACAACCTCTTCGGTTGATTCTTCTGCTACTTCTTCTGTAGATTCGCTTGCGGAAGAAAGTTCAGAAATTCTCTTTTGAACTTGCTCTTCAACTTTAGCTGCAATAGCTTTTTGTTGTTCTTCCTTAAAAGATTTTGTTTTGTGTTTCCACATTACAGAAAGTTTTTCCTTATACTCAGCATAAGCTTCTTCCGTGGAATCAAGTGATTTAAGATCAGAAGCAAGAACGATTCGATCTTCGTCTTCTAATTCGAAAAGATCATCAAGCGCGCTCATTCTGTCGTTAAACTTCTCGGAAGCTTCTTTTGCAGATGCTTCAGTTTTGAGAAGCTCAACTTGCTCGTTCATTGCTGCGATTTCTTCTTTTAAAGATTCAATGGTCTTCTTAGACTCTTCGGAAGCTTGAACGAGTTCTTCGTTTGCTTTTCCCATTTCTTCTTTGTCTGCTTGCCACTGGTCATTCTTTTGAATGATGGCGTCATGAAAAACTTTAGTGATGTTGGCAATAGCCTCTTCAGAAAGTTTCTTAGACGAAGCTTGAGCTTCTAAGGTTTCTTTTACTTGGTTTAAAATTTCTTGTTCCATAATGATATTAGGTTTTAAGTTCTTGCTTAAATTTACATCGTGTTTACGTAAATGGGAACTTTTTATTTTTTTTATTTCGATTTTTTCATAGCTGGAGCTTTCTCCACTATCTTTTAGTTTAAATTCTCGGATGCTATTTTCGTCTACAGTTAAACCCTTTACAGCGGCCGCTGGATTAGCTGTGAAACCTATCCCAAGAGGATAAACATCTCCAACGATCAAGCGATGAACTTCTTCTCCGTCGTCGTTTCTTCCGTTTCCTCCATATGCCTTAAGAAATTGTTTATTTTCTTCTTTACCTTCTTCGTCTTCGATGATCTTCGCATCTTTTAAATTGTCGCTTCCAATGGCAATTACATAATCATTGAATCCAATTTCCCAGCTCGCTGATACTTTTTGATAAAGCTCATCCTCTTCATCTACGGATTTCTGAACGAGTTCTGCAAATTCGGGGTTAACCGTTTTATATACAACAGAAGATAATGCAATATTAAAAGGCTCATCACTTGCAGCCGCTTCTTCTTCGCTCATCAATTCGTTTGTGCCAAACTTAGAGAATGAAGCTCCTACGATATGTCCAACCACTTTCTTTCTTTGATGCTCTATATTAGTGGGCTTGTGAATGAAGTAGTCTTTTATAGCTATTGCAGTCTCTGTATCGATTCCATCTCCATTCTTATTGAACATGTTTGCTACAGCGCCGTTAAATGCTACCCCAACTAAATCAATGTTCTTTCCAAAATCAATATCTTCTGGTATCAAGTCCCTTAAAGATTCAACAGACGCTAAAGACTCAATCTGTTCGCTTTTCGGGCTAGAAGCTACAACACTTTCAGAAAACTTACATATATACTTAAAAGGTAAACTCATATTAATATATTAATACACAAGATTATTTACTATCAATATTTATTTTTTTACTATGATAAAGTATAGAAGCAGGATAAGATACAATTTCATGCTGTTCAGAAATATCTAAAACATCAGATAAAATATTTAATTTTTCAATATTATTAAAATCTTCAATACAAGAGCTTAATGCTTTTTCCCATTGGTCATGTTCTGTTGACATAACTATGCTTTCTGTTAATGTATCTATAATACCTTTATGTTCTTTAGATAATCTTTTCTTTCCGTAGTGGTTCTTTAGCGCCGATTCAGCTTGCTTGCGTAAAGCTTCAATGCTGTACACCACTTCTTGAATATTCTTCCTACTGTGAACCTCGTCTGAGGCTAATACTCCACTAGGCTTGGTTGTTGTTCCTGCTGGTCTACCATTGTCTTGCTTGACGGCAGGCTTTGCTGGTTGAGGCTGTCCTGGCTGAGGGGGAGGCGGTCCCTTCTTCATTTGTTCTTGAGATACCTTTTGCTGTTCAACACTCATCTCGTGCTGCTCTTCTTTCATCTCTTGGTCTTCTTCGCTTAGAATAGGCTGAGATGCGGACAACGGAGTATAAAATCCTTTCTCTCTATCTTCAACAAATCTTTCTTGCGCTGGGCGAAGATCTTGAGGATCTGGGTAAACGCCTTTCTTTAGGGCGGTCATTCCTTGTTCTGGGGTTATGATTCCCATCTCGATTAACCTGGACGTTACTCTTTGTAGTTGCACTTCATCCTTGATATCTATCTCTACGAATTTCGCCGTTGGAAAATTCTTAAAACCCATTGCTTGACAAACTTTCTTTATCTGGGGCTGCATAAAGTCATTAAGAAATGCACTTCTAGCTTCTTTTAATCTCTCTAGAAATATCTGAGCTTTTACTTGAGTACTTGAGTAATTCTCTTTACCCACAATAATGTTCTGTAAACCTTCCTTGATATCTTCGTTTACTATTTGGTACTTAGTCGGACCTAGAACCTTATTTAGATCAGGTATAACAAATTCCGCCTTGGTTGTATAGTCTGCAATTAACGCCCGCCCAATGCTTTCATTCTGGAAGAGGGATTGCATTGCTTTTAAATTATTTGGATTAACTCCTCCTTTGTCTGGAGTATTCCCCATTGTCACCAATAAGATTACATTTTCAATGGTACGAGTTATAGCTTGATCTATTTTCTTTAACTCCATTTTCCAATTTATATCATCAAGTACAGAGAAACCAAAAGGAATAGCAAAAGGCTCATAATCTTGTTTTTTATAAAAAGAAAAAATTAATTTATTAGGATCTAAATCAACCATGATTCCGTCTGACATCCACTGGTTCTGCTTTATCTTATCTTTAGCGTCTTTAGGCAATGCATTAAACATTTCCTGGTCGTAGTCGGACTGAGGGAACTTCAACTTCTCTATATCGTACTCACTTAGTATTTTTTTATAGATGCCATTCTTTGCGCTGAAAGTTAAGGCTCTGTCAGCCACAAAGTCATATGGGTTTAAAAATATGTAACCAACAGGTATTTTCTTGGATCCGATGTTTTTACCTTCCGCTCCATAAACCTGATTCAGTTTAATTAAATCTTCTGTAGTGAACTTACCGTCCAGCTTGTACATGAAAACATTACCTGACCTATAATACTCCCTGAAGTATTGATCCTTTAACTTCCATATGTTTATCTTCTGCATCCATTTGTCTATGAATATCTTTGCTTTCTCTGAGCCTCCGTCTAAATAAATGTCTGAATTTGAGAACTCAGCCATTACGTCTATAGCATTCCTGAAGATTGGTACATTCGCATAAGCTTTTTGACAAAGTTCAATGGAAATCCTTGGGCTTACATAGGAATCCTTGTACGAGTACGGTAATCCTAGACTTTCGATATTTGCATATTTGTTTGCCTTAGGCTGTTTTGTTGCTTTGTTTGATCTGTAACGAGTTCCTTCTTCTCCCTCTATTTGACCTACGTTTCTTGAGTAGTTTGCCTGAGTATAATAAGACTCTCCCGCTGTAGCTGGCTTTACTTCTTGAGTATTTTCGGCTTTACTTAATAAAGAATTTAGATCTTCTTTCTCTACCTGACCTACACTTGCGTTGAATTTACTCCAGTATTCTGATTTCTTATTATATTTTCTTGGCATATTATATAGTACACCAAATTTTTTGAAAGTCCATCCAAAGTTGTAAAGTTAACTTTGACTTTACTTTTAAACCATGATTGGAGTAAACGTTGCATCAACATGAGCCTCCTTGGCGTTGGTCATATCGTAATACGTCTTAATCATCCAATTCCCAAGAACCAAAGCTGAATAAGAATCCTTCCTTGTTTTACTTGGCCCGCTTTGCCTTCTTAGGGTCGGGGGTAATCCAAAAGTTTGAGTTCCTTGGGGCGTAGAAGTTACCTGTATCAATGCACATTGATTCTTAGTATAATTAACCATATCCCATTGGTGATCGAGGAAATCTATTAATTTTGCTCCACCGCTACTTTTCAAAAACTCTTTTTGATTAGGTACAAATATCAAATCGTCCACGGGCACTTTTTTCTTCAATTGCATATGGTAATTGTCATCCAAGGGTCTTGAACCAAACCATATCCTTTTATGATCTAAGTTGGCCTGTAAAAGTTCATTCGACTTTCTAATCCAGTCAGAATTAGCTTTCCTCAGTATACATATTTTTCTATCTTTTAAATTGTATTGCATCTTGAGATCCCTGAGACCCTCCTGGTAATGCTCCGTATTATCAAGATCAGCAGAGATTTCCTGTATGTTTATATTACTTTTATTAAATTGCTCACTAGCATTAGCTCCCTGTAAAAATTGTACACCTCCACCATAGTCTCCAACAATAGCAACAATATTAAAATGAGTCAATAAGTAATGAAAATAATTAATATGATCCTGCATCTTTAAACCAGGAACAGCATAACTATGAATTAAAGTACCAGATTTTGTATTATCATTTAATTTAAATAATTGCATAGCGAAATCATCAGAGCTTTCACTTTCAGCCCAACTTGGGTCGAACGCTAGTAAATACTTACAATCCCTATCTCCGGCAAGCTCCATACAAGGAGTCTGCCCATCTGGCACAGTACAAGCGGCCATCGTGGACGTCTTGAAGAATCCTGAGCTATCGTCCGTAAATATGGCGTTAAACTCTCTATCAAACTGAGACTGGCTCATTGTTTGCTTTGATTGGTGAATTAGATTTTGGTCGTAAAGAGCTGCGGGGGCGACATCATAACTAAAATGCATTATAACTCTTTTTGATGTATCTATAGAGCCAGGGTGGGTTCCGTCTAGAATTAGATTCTCAAATGTTTCATATACCTTATATAAATATTCAAACTTATAACTAGCCGAGGATAATGCTATCAATTTATTGTTTGGCCATTTGTACCTCTCCTCTTCCTTCATTTTGCCCTTAGCTATCATTTGATCTTCTAGCTTCCTAACCTTCTCTCTTTCGGTAGGGTTTTGAACAACACTAAGAAACGGTAGAATAACCTCATTGTAAATATGCTCAGGCATCAAAAGAAACTCATCAATAATAATCCTATGAAACCTAAAACCACGCAGCTTTGAACCGTCACCCAAAGGTAAAGCAATAATCTTAGATTCTCCGATCTCTAGAGTCCACTGGTCATTTTTCTTTGATTTCTTGGTTATGCATTGTGCTAGAAATGCAGCTTCTGGCTTTCTCGCTATATCCTCAATTTTTTCAAATATCATTTTGGATTGCCTGAATGTAGCGGCCATGATACCTATCTGCACTCCCTGATTAAATATCGCATCCAGGAAAGCATATATAGCAGTACTAAAAGACTTAGACATTCCTCGACTCCATATACCAAGAAAGTAATCTGTTTCCAACATCGACTTGATGGCTAAATGCTGAAAAGGAAAAAGATCAACTCCAGCTATCAAGTTAGTTGTAAAAGTTACATTATCTCTAAGGAAATTATGAAGCAGTATCTTTGCGTCTGGCTCATCTAGATACCCCTTGATCTTCAACATTTCATCGTTGACGTTTATCTCTTTATCGTTATTCTCTAATCTACCTTCTTCCCAAGTCATCGTTTATCTATAAAGTATTGTAAGTCCGTTTCCCATAATTTTTTACCATATACTAAAAGCTTGGGTATCATTTCTTCTGATTCCTTCCTTCCTCCAGTAAAAATAAATTGACATTTTTTAGCGAATTTATGCATGAGTAATCTCATGTTATGCCATATGTATGGTAGGTTTGATTGCCTAGGCCCGTACATATTGTTTTTTATAATCGCTTCTATCGAACTTTCGACTACTATAAAAATATATGCATCAAATTCTTGCGCCCTTTCAAGCTCTCTAGTGAATCTTTTAAACCCTGTAGTCATTGTACCTTTGAAATCTGATTCGCTTTTCCTGTCAACATAAGTATAGTCGTAATGCGGCGCGCCAACAGCGTAATCGCCAAAATCTAATTTCATGGGCGTGGAGTTGTTAAACTTTAATGGTTGTTGCTCGCGAGTGTCTATCAGCATATTAATATCATCTAATTCTATATTTCTATCAAAAAAACCTTTCATTATGTTTTTATCTAATAATGGTTTAATTTTTATATCATTGCATGCTTGCGAATAAGAACCAAAAAAATACTTATACATATCCATTGATGGCAAGTCATGAAGAAGAAGTTCCAGGTGACACGGAGCATATGCCAATTCCTTGACCGTAACGCGCTGCTGAAGGCGTTTCAATATATATTCCTTAACTTCCTCCTTATCGGCATCTAAAGCCCATTCACGAAGGTTCGCATGCGACACAAAATCAATATTAAAATAATCATCTTTATTTTTAAATTCTAATAATTCATTATTTAATTTATCCCGACGCTGATAAATATTAACATAATATTCAGCAAGAGGAATTTTATGCGTCTTGGGGATGTGCAAGTGCAAGCCTCTTTCATTCTTGAAAGATTTATTACATACTTTACATTCACAAGTCATTTATAAACAAAAATAAGCCACTACAAAATGCAGTGACCTATTCCCATACGCAATTAAGCAAAAAAAAATATTAAGCAACAACTTCAGTCTCTGCGACTTCAACTTCTTCTGATTCGCCCGATTCGCCTTCTGCGGCTTCTGCATCTGCTTTTTCGATATGTTCAACTAACTTCTCTTTGTCTTCGTCGGACATCTTGTCCAACTCAGTGTTAGCTAATTGAATCGAGTAGCTTTTTGCCGCCTCAATTAGGCCGTTAAGGTTTAACTGATTGAGAATGGAAGTTCCAAGGGTCTCAATCATTTTATCTCTTATAATTTTATCACTCATAATTATTTAAATTTTATTTTATATTTGTTGTTTAGTTTAGTTATAAATTGTTTATTGTTTAACTGTAGTTTTCTTTATATCTACTACTGTTTGTATTATATATTGAAGGGTGGTATATTTCTATATTAAAGTTTGTATTCTATGTTGCCCTCCTCGAGAGACTTGTTCTCCGGCTCTACGATCTTACTGACCGTGGTTTCGTAAGTTTCCTCTCCTCCAACATCTTCCTCCAAAAGGTTATTTGGACTAATGATTGCAGACAAGGCTTTCACTATAACCTGGTCAAATTCATTCACGGGCTTAAAGCCAGCCTCTTTTTCAAAGATCTCTTGGATCTTAGAGTATTCATAGTCGCCAATTAATAATTCAATTTTTTTCATGTTGCATCGTGTTTAGAGATTCCTAGTATTCTTGCTTTCCAACTATCCATATTATCAAGTCGAGTTACCTCTTCGTCAACTAATTTTTTCTGCATCTCTGCTAATTGTATCATTCGAAGTCGTTCGTCCTCAACCTGAAAGTTCTTTACCAGTGAGATTATAGTAGCATTTTCCTTGCTTCTATTCTTTAATCTCTCTGAACGGTCTCCATTTAATTTTTTAATTAATGATTCCATTCTTTTTTCACATTTATCGTATTCATCTGTTTTAGATTTTAATACTTCCGCTAATCTTACTGTCATGTCTTGTTGGTCTTCAACTTCATTAAACATTGAGTTTAGCTTTTCAATGTGAGATGATATATTTTTTAAATTAATATAATCAACACAAACATTAATATATAAATTTATTTCATCACTTGTTAAATCTGGCTTATCCCATGTTGCTCTTACGAACTCTGCCTCGAATAACTGTCTATCTTTCATATTACTGTAGTTACTTATAACCTGTATGAATCTTGGCGCCGAAAGACTTTTTATTAAACACTCAATACAGTTTGTGTCATCATGAGTAAGCTTCTCTTCTTTTAAGTCTGCAAAGCAAAATTCATTAACCTTGCTTAGTCCAGTAGATAGAAGCTTGGGTGGGGAGTAAACCCTATTAACCGCACTCTCGCTATCGTGAACGTAAGCTGGCTCATACTCCCTAAGAAAATCCAAAACAGCTACATGTTGTTTCGAGAATCTCTTAACAGGAATTTCAGGCCAAATCATCTCTGCTATCTGAAAAGCGCTAAGGCCGTTCTTGGCTTGCTGCTTGGTAAATTCAATCTGATGGTCGGTTAATTCAATATCCTCGACCTTATCCCATGCGCTAGTCTTGTAATCCATACTCTGCTCTGCAAGAAACTTCTTTACGGCTCGACCCTCCTTGCTTCGACCATCAAGGTCTTCGTCCTGAAATACGGCTTTTGTTAAATCTAGTAAATTAGGAGTTTTTTTAAAATTATCCCTAATATATTGTTTTTGTTCTTTAGATAATATTATTGTCATCTCCTAAAAATGCTATACCTTTCCTTTTTAATATCTTCACAGCTTTATCTTTTAAAGTTTTCTTTAAATTTTTAATTTGTTTATATCCTGCTTTTCTTCCCGACTCCGTACTCTTGAAGCCCATTTGGTCTGCGACTTCTTGGTCTGATAAGTTCTGTATATAAAGCAACTGGAAAGCCTTAAACTGTCTTTCGTTCAGGCAACCTTTAAGCTCTTTTATTAATTTATCGGAAGCTGAATTTATATCCAAGTCGAGATGATGGTCTACGTTTCCATCTATTTCATGAATATGGCTGTCTAGCGATAAAGTTATTTTTACATTGTATGCGTGCTTTTTGGTTTTGTCCCATTTTTTGTATAATGGGCATGTTCTGTCTTGTTGTCCGGATTTAGTAAAACTACACAACTGCATATCCGCATCGTTATTGAACGGACAATTCAAGCATGGGCGAGCGTAATTACTATAATGATTACGCAGGATATTTTTCATCTGATTTGCGATAATTTTATTCAGCCATGGCTTTATTGGTCTCGACTGGTCCCATAGATGCCATTTATTAGCAATGTGTGCGCGTATAATTTGCGACACATCGTCAAAATCTATCCAAGCCACTGAGCTTAAGAACCAGTTTCTCTTTCTTTTGATCAACTCTTTATCTATTACATCATTAAGGTCTTCGTACTTTGCCTTAACTACAGGCTCCTTGAGTTCAGCGTCTTCCTTAGACCTACTTGTTGGTGTCTTCTTTTTGGGCGGCATCAATAATATCTTTAAAGTTGTGGATAGTGTTGCCCGATTTAGTTATTTCGTAGCTTAATGAGGATATATTCGGGACATAATCTATGTCCGTTTCGTCCTCCGACAGGGAATCCCTAGATTCCTTTCTAGTCTCCATTTGCTCCCTGAAGCTTCCAGCGCTTTTGCGAGCAGTAGGTTTCTTGGCTACTTGTGGCTTGGCGCCGCTTGATGCAGTTTTCTCCATAGGAGTTCCGCAGGAAGAACAAAACTTTGGCTTAGCGCCAGAGTACTCGTTTTTTGCTCCACATTCTGTACAAAATATAGTTTGCATAATACTTGTATTATAAACAAGCAGATGCATTATATCTAATAATTTATATTAAATAACCGGCAATTATCCTTGCCTGCCTACGCATAAACTCGTTGGTTGTTTTATCAAAACACTTGTCTTCACCAGAAGCGCAAGAGTCCATGCTGCATTCATCTACGTAACCTTTTACATAGTCTACCCCCAATATGCCAATCACGGTATCATTGAGAGTCTTTATAGGGACATTGTAGATGCTTTTCACCCCCTTGTCTTGAGCCATCATGGCAAACGCATGATCTGGAGCAGATTTAACATCTGAGTAAGCGAACGATCCATCGCTAGTCAATTTATTAATATAATCGTGAAAATTTGAAACAATATGGTTTGTTGAATGCTCATGTTCCCTGCTTATTCCGGGAAGAACCATTTCATGAGTACAGCTAAACTTCTGCTGGCTTCTTCCTGAAACGTAATAACTACCATTATGGAACTGCATGATATAAGCGCGGTCAGCACCCATTTGACTCATTAAATAATCTAGAGCAGTATAGATGTTTTCGTTGTTCTGAGTTTCGCTCAATATTGGGTCTTTTCTTCTTGCTATATCTTTTGCTCTTTTTCTTGAAAGTATCACGCTGGCTATTGTTGCTGACGCGCCAATTATCGCAGATACTATAATATATATTCCATCCATACTTTTTGTTACACTATTTTTTGTATGTTTTTAGTTTTCTTATTATGTATTTTAATATTTCACTTCTAAATATATCATCCTCATTAAATTCAAAGCAATGTATACCTTTTTCTTTACTTGTTGGGTCGTTGAATAAGTCAAACATATCTGAGAATCCGCTTCTGTTTCCGATATCGCTCTGCATCATATCGCCGCACACAAAAAGCTTTGTGTTTTCTCCTATTCGAGTTGTCATCGTAACAAGCTCCCTGAACGAGAAATTTTGAGACTCATCCGCTACTACAACTTTATTAAACCAACTTGCTCCTCTAAGGAAGTTTATTGGCATGGCTTGTATTCTGCCGGATTTTAAAAGTTCATTCTTTACGCCCGAACCCTTTGGGAGCATCTCTTCGAGCTTGTCCTCTAGTGGAGCCATGTAGGGGTTAATCTTTTCTTCTAGTGAGCCTGGTAGCGCTCCAAGCCCTTTATCTGCACTTTCGATTGCGGTACGAACATATAGTAAGTCCAGTTCTTCGTTTTTTTGCAAATGTCTTAGTGCTGAAAATACAGCCATGTACGTTTTAGTTGCTCCAGCTGGGCCGGAGACGAATATTATTTTGGTATCTTTGTCCATTGATAGATCAAGGAAAACTTTTTGCTTTTCGCTTAAGTTTTTTCCTTTGATTACAATTTTAGACTTAAATGGGTTTATGTCAAATTCTGATTCAATATCTTTTGGTGCTTTTTTTCTTGGCATTTATTTAAGGGTTATTGATTATTACTAAATATTACACAGACTTTAGTGTATTATATATTATATATGCCAAATATTTCCAAATACGATATCCTAGAGCTTCTTGCGAAGAAAATGCCTTTTTATGCAGCCACTCAGTGGCTTAAAGCTGAAAATGAAGAGCTGGATGGAAATACTCCTTCTGACTATATGAAAGAAGGTAAATTAAAGGAAGTGCATAAAGTGCTGGTTAAAGAATTGGAGGG